ACATAGTCGAGCCGATCAACCGTCATCTGATCCCTCGTTGGGTTACGTGGAACTGGCCTGGTGTGACGAACTTCCCGGTGCTTCAGCATTCTCGGCTGGACCGTAGAGATGTCGCGTCGATGGCTCTGGCGATGAAGTACCTCGTTCCCTCAGGAATCCTGACTCCTGACGCAGGACTGGAGGACGAAGTTCGGGACCTGCTTGACCTTCCAGAATTGAGTCCTGAGGACGCTCGTCCGCCGTTGGGTCAGAACGGACTGCCATCGTTTGAAGACATCCTGAATCCTGTTACTGCTGAGGATGCGTACCGAAAGCTCCGTCAGGGTGATAGGTTCCACATGCTGCCCGAGATACAGACGAGAGCCGCGTGGAATCCTAACAGCGGTAAGCTTCCAAAGTCTGCGTTCGCGTACGCTCCTGGAGATGATCGGAGGGATTGGAAACTACCGCATCACAATCCTGACGGATCGGTGAATCCTGCTGGTGTACGGGCAGCAATGGCTGCCCTCGGAGGAGCACACACTGGGACCCCGATGAATGCTCCTGGAGCGAAAGCGCATCTATTGGCTCACGAGAAAGCGCTAGGTATCGGAGAAGGCGCCGACTCATCTCGTCCTACAAAAGTCAAGTCTTCACTGGACGTTTCTAAGAGACGTGCTGCGATCACCATCGAGGATGGGATACGGATCCGCGCTCTCAATGAGGGACGGATCTCACGGTTTGCTCCTCGGACGCCTACAGAGCGTGCCGTTGACTGGCAGATGCTCAACACGGCTCTAGACGATGCAGAGCTAGAGATTGTAGAAGCCTACAAGAGCGTTCGGATGAAGCAGCTCGACAAGGCTGTGGACGAGGCGATGAAGGCTATCGTGACGGAAGACGTTGCGAAACTGGAGTCCGTCAACGTGCCCTTCAAGAATGAGTCCTCGCTCGCGATATCCCGACCTCTACTGAAACTCTGTCGGATCGGATCTGGAGCGGTTCAAGCCGAGGCAGGTCGGATGGGTGGAACGCCGATCCGCCTTAGTTCGCCTCTAGACCCAGAGGCTGACGACACTGCTCGATCGTTCCTGATGGCTCGGGCGCGGATGATCGCATCGACGCTCGCTGAGCGGATGCGGGGCTCTCTGATGCGGGCTGGTATGGACATGATCCGTAGCGGTCAGCAGGATAGAGCAATCCTCTACGCGAAGGTGACGGTGCTATCGGACGCTACAATCCGACGAGAATCCTCGTCCTCCGTGTCTGAAGCTCTGAGCCTAGGTCGATTGTCTATCGCTGCAGCTAACGGAGATAGTATCATCGACGTAGAGTACAGCGCTGTCCTAGACGGGGATACGTGCGACCCGTGTGAAGCAGATGACGGAGAGACGTTCGACAATGTAGAGGACGCTCCGGCAACACCTAATCCTGACTGTGAAGGTCGAGACAGGTGCCGATGTGTGCTTATCTTCACATTCGGAGATGAGTCTCCGTCGCCTGACTCTGAGCCTGGACCTTCGATTGTACCTGATATCGATAATCCGGCTGACGAGACGGACGAGGTATGGAGAGTGTGGAAGCCCGGAGATCCGTTGCCTGTCAAAGAGGAAGAATAGTAAGGAGGCGTTAGAGTGAGCTTGATCAAGGCAGCTGACGGACAGGGGGACACTCCGCAGGACTCTGTGAAGCGGTGTATTGCCCTTCTGATCGGAGGAGGTAGAACCGCAGGTGAAGCTGCACGGATCTGCGAGGCCGTTCCGAATCTGGCCTCAAAGCCTGCTGGATGGGACGAGAAACTCTGGAATCAGGTGAAGAAGTTCTCAAAGGTGAAAGCAGCTGCTGGAGACCAGCACACTCACCAGCCCGTCGCAGGGAACGACAGCGAGCCTGTGACTCACTCACATGACGCTCCTAAGGAACACGCTCACCCTGGGTTGCAGCCTGCGGTCTACGGACCCCCTAACGATGTCGGCGGTCCCGGCATGAAGAAGTCGAAGGCATCGATGAACTTCAAGGGAGTAGAGATCGCTCGGACAGGAAAGTTTGATGCTTCCACAGGTCCCGTTACGTTCACGACAGACGACTTCGACAACGCTACAGAAGCCTTCAGGGCCCTCGGAGGAAAGCATCGGGCTCCAATCAAGCTGGGGCATGACGATGGTCAGGCGTTGCTAGGCGGAGGCCAGGAAGACGGGATGCCAAACGCAGGATTCGTCGTGAACGTTCGTCGGGCGGATGACAGACTCGTCGCTGACCTCGTAGACGTCCCTGACGGTGTGGCAAAGTTGATCCAGGATGGACGGCTGAATGCTCGATCGATCGAAGCTCTTCGGAATGCTCGACTCGACGGGAAGCGATGGCCGTTCGTGGTCACTGGCCTCGCGCTGCTTGGATCTGACCTTCCTGCAGTAGATTCGTTGGCGGATGTTCAAGCTCTGTACGCGTCCCAGGGCATTGAGATTCCGACGACGGATGACGACGAAGCCGAAGTGATCATTGCTGCTCTGACGGAGGACGGATCTCCGGCAGAGGCTGTTGATCACATTCTCAGCGAGCTGGACGCGCTCATGACTAGGGCCGAGAGCATCATCCGTAGGCAGGGCGGTGCGCCGAAGTTGCGCACTCTCGTGGCTGCTGCTAAGGATGAGCTGCGGGCGATCGCGAAGAAGAAGAACGCAACGAGAAAGGTGGCGGCTATCGTGGATCTCAAGAAGCTCGCATCAAAGCTCGGCCTCGAAGAGACAGCGACTGAGGACGAGGTGCTGGCAAAGCTTGATGAGCAGATCGAGGCTCTCAAGTTGAAGGCCAAGAAGGGCGACGAAGACGAAGGCGAAGGAGAAGACGAAGAGGGTCTCAAGGCCGAGCTGATCGAGGCTCGCAAGGAGATCATCGTGCTGAAGGACCGTGCAGCGAACGAAGATGCAACGAAGGACGTCGACAAGGCAATCAAAGCAGGGAAGTTCGCACCTGCTTCACGTGACACCCTGATCAAGCTCGCTGTCAGTTCGCCGGCAGAGTTCGGCAAGCTGGTCAAGGCGACCCCTGACAACATCATCCTCGCCAAGAAGGGCGAGACAGGTGGCGACGGGGACGGCTCTGGCGGAGAGATCGGCGACCTTGAGCCGACGACTCATGAGCTTGCGATTGGCAAGCAGATCGGCGTCTCTCGCGAAGAGCTAGTCGAGGCGAAAGCTCGGAAGGCCGGAGTGCCTGTCCCAGAGTCGGTCGCTAAGGTCCTCGTAGCCGCACGCGCCGCGAAGACGAAGTAACGGAAGGAATAATGACATGCGCAACATCGTCATGATCTTTCTTGCAGGGATTGCAGTCACGGGTGCATTCGTCCTGCTGATCGGACCGGGCGGTATCGGATTCATGGCTCTCGCGCCGCTTCTGATTGGTGCGGCTCTCACCGCTGACCGTAACACTCTTACGATCGTGAAGCCCGAACTCAAGGGCTACAAAGTCCTCAACAACACGACGATCTACAAAGGGAGCATGGTCGCCTGCAACGCTGCAGGCTGGCTTGTACCTGCGACAGCTACTGCCGCTCTACACGTGGTCGGCGTCGCTGATGAGCAGGTGGTCAGTCCATCTACGGATGCGGCAGGTACAAAGAAGTGTCGTGTGCGGTCAGGAGCATTCTTCGACTTCAACGGCGTGACGCTCACGCAAGCGATGCTCGGCACCATCATGTACATCACGGATGACAACACATTCACGGCAGTAGCGGGCACCAGCACGAAGTGTGGGATCCTCGTCGAGTTCATCTCGGCGACTCGCGGCATCATATACATGGCTCCTGGTGGAGCGGTCCCGATCGCGTAGGTCCAACGACGGATCCCCAGTGAAGAGGAAGTAGCCGGGGCGACGAAAGAAAAGCGGAAAGGACAAACGAAGTGGACCACATCTGGCTTCTACTCCCATTCCTCGTGGGAGCTGTCGTCACGAGTGACTTCCTCGCAGGTATCCTTACGTCGTTCCAGGCCCTCTTCGCTCGCGAGTTCAATGCAGCACAAGCGCTCCAGGGATGGAACGACCTTGCGATTGCGATGGACAGCAACGGAGACACGAACAGCTACAACTGGTTTGGCACGGTGCCCCGCATGGCTGAAGTCGGCCATGACCAGGTGAAGGTAGCAGGTCTCGGCTCCTACAACTTCTCGATCAAGAACCGTGAGTGGCAGGCAGCGATCGAAGTCGAGCGCATGGCTCTCGAACGAGATCGCCTCGACCTGATCACTCCTCGTGTCAGCCAGCTCGGGGGAGAAGCAGCTCGTCACCCTGGGGAGCTGATCTACCTGCTCTTTGAGCAGAACCCGACTGCGTACGACGGCGTTTCGTTCTTCAACACGACTCGGGCCATCGGCCAGTCGGCCAACATCAACAACATCGTGACGAACACAGGAGTCACGGTCGCGTTGATCCAGGCAAACCTTGCATCTGCTCGTTCAGTGATGCGTCTCTTCCAGGATGACGCTGGAAGGCCGATGAACCTCATCGGCAACACGATCGTCATTCCACCTGCCCTTGAGCAGGTGATGTGGCAGGCGCTCAACGTACCGCAGGGTGGAGCGCTGACGAACCTTGCAACGCTGCCAGCAACCCAGAACGGGGTTTACTCAGCGAACGGCTACGCTGTTGTCGTGAACCCATACTTGGTCAGCGCAACCGCCTGGTACCTGCTTGCGAACAACGGGGCGATCTCGCGTCCCTTCATCTACCAGGTGGAGAAGCAGCCAGTGCTAGAGTCGGACACTCAGCCGGACACGTACCAGGCGATCCTGATGAGAAAGTTCCTCTACAGCGTGTACGGTCGGTACAACGTTGGAGTCACAGATCCCCGTCTTGCG